CAGGTCAGGTATGCAGAAATGAGAGGACGGGGACTCCCCTGGAGTGAAATAGAAGCTGAATGGCGGGAAAGACGCCAGAAAGGGAAGGTTAATCTTTCCCAGCTTTCAAGAGATTTCGACTGTACGCCAGCCCTGATACGGGCACGTATCAAACGGTATGCGTGGGAATCGCCCAATGAACGGGCCATCATGGAGAGAACCCGTGCCCTGCCTGGTCAGGCCGTTATCGGCTATAAGGGCAACCCCGAAACGGTTGGGAAGATACTCGATGGACTTGAAGCAGGGAATAACTACGCGACAAGCTGTGCCCTTGCCGGGGTAAATTACACCACGTTCAAGAAATGGCGGGAGGCAGACACCGAATTCGATGCCATGATAAATGAAAGTCTGGCACGTTCCGCGCAGAAGAATCTCAACCGCATAGATAATCTTGCCGACAGAGACTGGAAGGCGGCGGAAAAACTGCTCAGTGTCAACCCTCTCACCAAAGAGGACTTTTCACAGAACAAGCACGTCGGAGGGGGAACGATCAACGTCCAGATTAATATCCCACGTCCCGGAGACATGGAACAGAATTATGGAGACACTGCTATAGAAATAACAGAATCAGAAGAAGTTCAATAATCATTATGCCAGCGTCCCGAAGAGTCTTTTTAGCTCTTCCTTGACGATTTTTCTGATCCGGTCCTCGTCAATTTCGACGAGAGGTCTGATTGCCGACTTCAGAACCTCGGTCATTTTTTTGTATTCATCCAACTCCACCATGTTTTCCAGGTATTGCCGGTCAGTTTCGTCTGCACCCTGATTTTCTGAATCAGCCATCTTTAATGCTCCATATTGAGTACAGTTCACCTTTCTTTTTCGGGTAGTCCTCCATAACGTCAGCAATCGTTTCATAGTTTTTGGCTAGGGAGGTGTATTCCCCAAGACCATCGCATCGGTCACAGGTTGCCATCACTGAAGCCCAAGGTATGATTGAAATATCGACCTGACCATTGTCGCAGTCGCATTCCTGGGTTACTGTCCAGTTCCTAGACAATTTTATCCACCCCATGCTGCATCTCGAAGAAATCGTTAACCGATTCCAGAGGTTCATCTTCCAGTTTTTTCTTCATAATACTCTCGATGTACTGTCTGGTTATATCAGGTATTTTCTCATATGAAGAAAACCGCTGGAAACCGTACATTTTTCTGTTCAGATCGTGGGCTTGGTTGTGCATTTTTTCCCAAGTGAGATCCCACTGGTCCGGGGCGTATCTCTGAGTCATCTGACTACTCCTGTTCTATTGTGATTTTTTTGGTACTATAATAAGTGTATGTATCCTCACCCCCGTCTGAACACGTTACAATTATGTCAACCCAAAAGTTATTTTTACTATCAGGGCTGGCCCGTTCTTTAACTTTGAGCGACTTTATATTCCAGAACTGGTGATGGCTTCGTTTCATTTCTTTAACTTGAACAAAATGAATTTTTTACCGTCAAGACCCTCGATTGCGATTGATTTTGTGCCCGGACTGAGGTCGGTTGGCCCGACATACTCCCAGCTTGCACCATCCTGCATCTCCTTAGACGCAAGATCAAAGAATTCCTTGTTCTCGATTACAAATCCCAGTTTTATCAGAGTCATAAATATTAACAGCATTTCAACCTCCAAAATAAAAAACAGAGTACACAAGAATGCCTATGACTATAATGCCCAAGGCCAGTTTTACAAGTTCCATTAACATTTCAATCTCCTTTTATTTTTTGAAGTTTGCGGCGTTCAGGCCCCGACAATCTCAGACCCAGGGTATCAATATTTCTGCTCAGAAAACTTGGGGGCACCAGATCATCATGGCCGCTTAAAAAATTTCCAAAATGCGGGTCATCTACGTGTTTGAAAACGCGCTTTTTACGCTCTCTTTTTTCATTTTCCAGTTCGGTATAATTATCGGGGTAGGCCAGAATTTTACACTGTGGGTATATATTGCGGCCCCGCCGGGTGATCTTCTTTCCAATTTTGACGGGCTGGCATCCTGTTGAGGCGGATACCTCGATGGTGAATGTGTGTTGGCCTCTCTTTTTCCCGTAACTGTCCTTAACAATCTCACCGACCACAGTCCGATCCCCAACGAATCTTTTTCTGGGGTATGTGCCACTAAAAACGGATTCAGTCCATTCTACCACACAGCCTGTGGTTAAATTAGTCATCTACCTAACCACAGTTCTAATTCTATTTTTTCTGGGACTGTAGTTACTTCAGTAGCACCATAAATGACCCAATCACCGTCACCGTCTTCAACATAATGTCCTGCATCTGGTTCATCACCTAGACGGGCTTTTTCGTACGCATCTTCTTTATTCTCTGCTTCAACAAACGCATAGAGATCTGTGGATGACGTTGCTGTTACTCTAAACCATTTCTTGTCAGTCATCTATCTAACCCTCCAAAGTCCTCAATTCCCATTACCATTTCGCCACAACTGGCGCAAGGCTCGGATACGCTAATTTCATGGCAACCATTCCAGCCGCCATACGTTTTTGAATGATTGCGATGACAACTGTCGGAACAATACACAATATTGTCTATCACGTCGCCATTTTTATCCTCTACAAAATGCAAGTGCGCCATTTTTCTATACCTCCAGATTGAAATGTTTGATTACCTTCATTGCGTCGCAATCTTCCTCCCACCATGTTGATGATTTGAGGAAATTGGTCTTTTTCATGCTTGCGGGTAATTGTGAACGCCGATCCTGATCTAGCCAGATACCGCCATGTCTTGCTGTCGATACCCTCCAGATTCCAGCGGCTAATGGTGCCGCGTCTTGGATTCTACCCCAAGGCGAGTCCGTTAAAGGCCTATGCTGATCTAAAATGTATTTCATTTTTCTACACCTTTGGATAGTTGGCGTTCCGCTTGCTGCAAAGCTAAAATAAATCTTTTTAGCCTTTTGTGGTCGAATGACCATTTCATAAACCCGTCTTCCAAACACTGAAATTCTAATTCGTTGGTCTTGCATTCTAACTCGAGAATTAGATTCATTTCGTCATATACTTTAAGGAGATATGAATCTGTGTTCCACATTTCTTCCCAAGGGTATTTCATTTTTATAACCTCCAAATAAATAATTATGAACCCTAAACTAGTTTGACTTGTTTTAGTATTGCAATTTGATCAACCCAGGTATGCAGAAATAGCATAACTATTGGGTTCTTTCTTATGTAATACTACAGACTTCAATAATTTGGAGGTTTACTACTATGATTAAATTTGATTCAAATAAACTGGCTGCTGTAGCTGTTGCACAATCAACAGAAGAGACGCGGTATTACTTGCGCGGTGTATTTTTTACTGGCCATATCGCGGTTGCTACCAATGGTCATATAATGACCGTAGCCAACGACATGACACATTTTGAGAATGACGAGGGTATTTATCCGATATCCAAAAAAGCCCAAACAACCATGAAAAAGACGCAAGCTGAATCAGTTAAAATAGATGATGGTGTTTTGACTGTCGTTGACGACATGGAATCTGTTTTGCACATGGAACCCTGCGAGCCTATCGATGGCTCGTTCCCAGACTGGCGGCGGGTAATACCAAATTCGGAAACTGAATTAACGTCAAATCATGGGACTTTTAACCATGTCTATTTTGCAAAAATAGCAGAGACTGCAAAGATTCTTTCAAAGAGTGAAACGGGCGTTAAAATTTTGGGAGAAGATCCAACCAAGTCGCACCTCGTGAATTATATTAACAATGAGGTATTCTCTGTTATCATGCCAATGAGAGACACAATAGAAACTGGCGTTCCATCATGGGTGGAGGTATCGAAAAATGAAAGTTAAGAACATGACGTCGAATTCGGGTAATTCTATTGCCAATCAATTTGTAATTACCGATGATGATGGAAATGAATATTTCCAAAGTTATCAGAGTATAATTGCTAAGAAACCTAGATCACATTATAGTTGGATTAAGCTTAAGATATTGATTGACGAAAAATATTGGGACTATTCCGTGACAACTGGCAGGTATAGGAATCAATTCTTAGGCGAAACCAAAAAAGAAACGCAAGCTAAAATAGATTCCGGCGAATACATTCTGACGAATCTTAACTGATCACCTCCCTACCGCGTAACGCGGTAAACTTGGCGGGATAATCTCCCGCCTTTTTTTTGTCTTGTTTTCAAAATGATTCTGGTTTAGGATTATTGCAACATTAATTAAACAATGAGGTATAACCATGATTACTAAACAAGACTTACCGCAAAAGGTGCAAGATGCAATTGATGCAATTGCTAATGATCCCGACGTTAAGGAACTGGTTAAACGTGTCGAGTCTAACAGCGTACCAACGACTCGACACAATTACGGGCGTTATATGACGTTCATAACTACCATGTGTCAGGGTTCCGAAAATATGGGTTATATAATAGGACTCGCATTAATCCAAGCTGGCGCGAATCGACAAGGCGTAACGGACGCGCTCAAAATTCATTCATTCTAGCAGCGTAGTCCACAAAAGAGAACAGCGCCGATAATGGCGCTGTTTTTTGTTGCATGGTGTAAAAAACGCGGGAGAGGTCAAAACCTCCAGACTAGGTATAGTGACAATAGAACAATCCCAACAATTATAGTAATGTTGTTAGCTATCTGGTTTCGCCGGTAGGCGTCACGCTGTTCGTTCATATCATGGTATTTCATTTTCCTAGTCTCCTAACATAACAATCATAAGCACTGTGAAAATTATCGTAGTAGGCGCCGTCAACGAACAGTTTTTCATTTTCGTTATATAAATGAGTGCAATACGTTTCACCAACGAGCGCCGTGATTGCAGTATCTTTGTATACTTGATCAAGTGTTGTGTACCATTGGCAATCGTTACGATTGTCTTTGAATGTCTTATGTAAAATATTGAATTGCATCTTGTTACCTCACTTAGTTGATTAATGGACTATCGGATATAAGAGTTAACACGGCGTTAAAACCAATACAAGGTGTTTAGTATAGTCTAGCAATAGAACACGTATGAGAGAGCCTTAAAACGCCATGTATTGGTGTTACGAATAGCACGCCATGCTAGTGGGGTTATCTTAGAGTCTGATATTGTAAATGCTCGCAAGTTATCCCGTGTTAACGTATCAACTACGCACGTAGTCAGCCCAGATGTTCCCGTTATGTTCCAACCTGGGTGTTCCTGTTTTGTTCTGTGGATAACATGTGGATAAAAGACGAGCTCGTTATGGTTTGGAGAACATAAAGAGAACAGAACGAGAACCTGGAGAACAAAAGGAGAACTAAACGTGAACAAAGTGTTCACCATACGTTCCCGGCCTTTGGGTTTACGGGTCTTTGCCCCATCGGCTTCGGCCTATATCTCAACCTACAGATTTTAATATTTTAATATTCTCATATACCCCCTCTGCGATTTTCAGAATTTTAACGAATTACTGTATCATTTTTGCATCACACCTGGTCACTTTGACCGTTTGGTGCTTTTGGTGTATATTTCATACATGAGCTTGAATTTCAGACATCCTTCCGATGTGGGGCTTGGTTATTTTGCACATATGAGGTTTACATGGGGGGAGAGTGTGAGGGCACTGGGTATGGGTGTTGTCATGTTTGTACATGGGGTTTTCCCTCCGGTTTTTGATAAGGTCTTTTCAGACTATGTAAAAAAGGCCCAGGAGAGGGTTGATGGCATCACATAAGTGTAAGAATTGTGGGCATGACTGTCATTGCGGTGTTCCTCTATTTAAGGATGTCAGGACATATAATGATGAGGTTAATGATGGACACGGTGAAAGGGAACAGATAGAGGTTTGCAAGCAGTGTAGGTGTGATGGCTGTCGTTCCTGATATTAAGTCTGCTCCTGAAGGATTGAAGGATCTGGTGGGGGATGTTTTATTCCCCGCGTTGTTTGAGTATTCCCAGGAGGGGGAAGGCTACAGCGTTGACAGGTCCGTGGCGTTCTGCTCGGTTGTCAATGCGTGGTCCGTTATGATGCTGGGGGATTACTTCCGCGAGTCCGGGGGCGTGGAGAGAGGACTGTTGGAGCTTAGAAACCTGACGGAACAGGTTATTAATGAAATCCGGGCACACCACAAGGCAAGGCTCCATTGAAGGAACTTTTTGATGAATACTGGAAGTACAGAGTTGACAGAGTTGTCGAAAAGTTTAAAGATACCTATCCTTACAACCCTGGCGAAATTAAGGACATCGAGGTACAGAGTTATGGAAGATGGTTCTCACTACAGATGCGTGAAAAGGACATACAAGCACATTGAAGACGACAGGGAATGGGAGGAAACCCTCTATGAACTGGCGGAATTGTGCGAAGACGGGTCCTACAACTCAATCGGTAACGCCCCTGACAGCGAAAACTCAAAAGAAGACCTCGCCGAATGGCTGAGAATAGCTGCTTCCGAAGTGAACGAGGGAAGTATTATCGAGGAAGACGAAATCATCGTCATAGACCACAGAAAATGATCAGATGGTTTATTAAATGGCTCAAAGGGAAACCTGTGCCAAAGTATCTTGGTGGCAAGGAATGATCACCCTCTATTTTGTTTCCGCTCTTATTCTGACGCACACGGTTCCTCCGGTCGGATGGCTCGTCTACACCGAATCGTATTCCGATATCAAGGTCTGTGAGAGGCATGTCAGGAAGAACCGTGATTCCATCGTTCTCAGTGTGGGGAACTACATGGGAAAGAAGCTCATCGAAATAAAGGACATCCGGTGTCTGACAATGGAGGATGCTACCCGGAAAAACACGGCTCTGGGCCACTGATATGAATTGTCCCAGCAAGCCTAGAGGCTAATGTATGAATATTATTTCTCTGGGTGCGGGAGTGCAAAGTTCGGTCATGGCTCTGATGGCAGCGCATGGTGAGTTGCCTCGCCCAGATTGCGCCATATTTGCTGACACCCAATGGGAACCTCAATATGTCTACCATCACTTGGATTGGTTAGAGACACACTTGCCGTTCCCAGTTCATCGGGTATCCAAGGGAGATATTCGGAGTGCAGCAGTTTCTGGTGGTTTTTCAGAAATCCCGTTTTTTGGGTTAGAGGGCAACAAAAAAACAATGGGGCGTAGGCAATGCACATTTGATTTTAAAATCAACCCAATCCGACAAAAACTCAGAGAGTTACTTGGTTTAAAAAAAGGCGAAAGAGCGAAGGGGATAAAAGTTAATACATGGATAGGAATTTCAACTGATGAAGCTGGGCGTATGAAGCCGTCACGAGATCCTTGGAATAATAATGTGTGGCCGCTAATTGAAAAAAATATGTCCCGACAAGATTGTTTGAGGTGGTTTGAAAAGCATTACCCAAATCGTGTTTTAGCAAAATCAGCCTGTATTGGTTGCCCATTTCACAATGATAGGGATTGGCGTGAAATGAAAATCAATGATCCAAGGTCTTTTGTTGACGCCGTAAAATTTGACATCGAGATAAGAACATCAGGGTCAACAGGGGCGCAACAGTTCGTTCACGCAAGTCGCAAACCTTTAGGCGAGGTGGACTTCCGCAACCTGGAAGATAAGGGACAAATAAATATGTTCAACAATGAGTGCGAGGGAATGTGCGGAGTATGATTGATATTTCAGAACAGTCCCAGCAAGCATATCAGTGGGCGACACTGATATGAATTGTCCCAAATGTGAGGGAAGGGGTCAGATCCCCGTTTTTCTGATGGAACATGCCCATGTCGAGGGTGCGGATGGCAACCGCATGGTCCCTTGCGATTTTGAAGGGTGTCATTGCGGTCAGGTTCATTGCTGTGACGGGGACATGTCAAATGGATCTGACGATTGATTATACGCCGTCTGAACGGCAGAAGGTCATGCACGGCACCATTGCCACACAGATCTTCTACGGCGGTGCGGCAGGAGGAGGGAAAAGCAGGGCCATAAGAGCGGAGGCACTGGCTCTCTGTCTCGCCAACCCAGGTCTTGAAGCCTATCTCTTCCGCAGGACCAACAAGGAACTCGAAGACAACCACATAAGACCGTTTATGAAGGAAGTCCCCCAGACACTTCCCAACGACGAGAAACTCTATACTTACAGTGCGGAAAAGAAACGTGTGCAATTCCAGAACGGAAGTGCGGTCAACTTCTGCTATTGCGAGAACGAGAACGATGTAACCCGCTACCAGGGAGCGGAGATGCACGTTCTTCTGGTTGATGAAGCCTCCCACCTTACCGAATACCAGTTAACCTACCTGAGAACCCGTGTCAGGCTTGGATCATGGACTCCAAGTGACGATTACAAAGAGTATCTCCCCAAGATTATCTTCGCATCCAACCCCGGAAACGTGGGGCACAGCTTTCTGAAACTTAATTTCGTCAATGCGGCCCCGCGTGAAACATTGTTTTACGACAAATCCACCTCCGTTGACGAATATCCCGGCCATCTTTCCATCTACATTCCGGCGACAATGGAGGACAACCCCTATCTTGAGACATCCTACGCCGGACAGTTCTCCGCTTTGGAACCGGAACTCGCAAGAGCTTTAAGGGAAGGGGACTGGGATGCCGTCGTCGGGAAGGCCGTCCACAATCTCGACAGAACAAAACACCTTCTAAGGACGTTTGACCCGCCCCGGCACTGGACGAAGTTCATGTGCATAGACTGGGGAACAGCGATGCCCTTCAGTGTGGGATGGTACTGTGTTTCCGAAGGGGGTGAACTGGCGGCAAAGAACGGAATGCCGGAAATATGGCTTCCTGAAGGAGCTATTATCCGCTACAGGGAGTGGTACGGGTGGAACGGACGCCCCAACAAGGGGTGCCGTCTTGATTCCCAGTCCGTGGCAAGAAAAATACTCGACATGGAGAAGGAAAATGACGAAATCATGGACTATCGCGTGGGGGACTCCCAGATGTGGGCGCAGTTCGACGGCCCCTCCCCGCAGGAGAACATGAGAAGGGCTACGGACGGCTATTTTATCCTCAGAAGAAGCAAGAAAGACCGCCAGAGAAACTATTCGGAAATTGTCTCAAGGCTGGCGGGAAACCCCGACTACAGGGCTGACGGGGAGGAGGATATCCCGATGTTTTTCGTCACCGAAAACTGCACCCATTTCTGGAGAACCGTCCCCACCCTTGTCCTGGACGAGAATGATCCGGAAAAGGGACCCAATTCAAACCAGGAAGACCACATCTACGATGAAATTGCCTACGCTCTCAGATCGCGTCCTTATATAAATACGGAAGATACGAGATGGCAGCAGGAATGGGGCGAGGAAATGCGTAAAGCAATAAAAAAATCCGTAGACCCCTATGCTACGCAATAATGTTTCAAAAAACGATTATTTTTTGTAACGTTCTTTTGACAGCATAAAATGTTCCTGTTATGTTCCTCGTGTGATTAAGTGTTACACGACGGAACACTGGATCTCCCGCACGATAATGCCAGCTTTCGCAGAGGGCTGCGGAGGCCAGGTGGTTCCCCCGGTCACTCTTCTGGAGGGTCCGGCGGCTATGTACGGCGTTCTCAGGGGATGCGGGGAAGTTATCAGGAACTGTGTCGATGTGGGAAGAGACTACTGGTATATAGAC